ATTAAAAAAATATGCGCTCACAGGCGATCGCGATTTCTTTATAGATGCAATAAACAAAATTTCGGCACAAATAGCAACCGCCATAAATCCTTTAAATCCAATGAACAGGCCATTTGTAGCGGCGATATTGACAAGATATGCAGATTTTGTCAAAAACGACTTCGGTCCTGATGAAGCGGACATTTATTCTAAAATGCTCGAATATCTCAACAGTGACATTGCCGAGTGCATAGTGACAATACCCGTGCCAACGAAAGGAGAGAAACCAAATGGATAAACTTACTTTACTTTACATTGCATTCTTAGCAGTCGTGATTATTCTTGCTGTTTGCTTTTTCGCATTGAACGGCAGCTGTAAGAAGTCTGAACAACTCAGCGAAGAACTTGCCAACCGTAACGATTTAATTCTCAAAGAGTATCGAAAATTGATGAAAAATTACAGCGAGCTCGCCGGGGAAAACAAAGACCTCAAAGCTCGATTGTTGTATGAAAGGACGAAGGATGATGCAAACGTTCTTTAAATTTCCTCCCGATGATTACGGCCGGACGCTCGACATGAGCGATCACACGATGCAGCTTGAGCGTGATGCGTATTGCAAGAGAATCGGCGAACCAAAACATTTTCCGCTTTCAGACGATCAACATCGAGATTTTGAAATCGAAATGTCTGTAAAATATCGAAAAGAATTTATTGAGTATCTTAAGATACTCGGCGGACTTAATGTCGCTTCTCTTACGATTGCGGTCATGAACAAGAAATCAAATCTAATTGATCATTACATGGAACGGAGACGGCAGAATGAAAGAAAAACAGCTCTTCCCATGCGACACGACGCATCTCGCTCGAATGATGTTGCGTGAGGGAGACGGAGATTTACTATATGTAATACAGTCGGAGTATAACAAGAAAACTAAAATGTTTGAAAATGAGCTGATCGTTTCGGTCGGCTCACCGACTGCCGAGCTTGAGGCTTGGAACGTTTATATCGGTGCACTTGATACGGCTGTCAACAAGATTCTTCGTGAGCGTCCGGAACTTAAAGCATATTTCGCCGAGCTTGCACGGTCGACAGCAGGTACCGTGCCTCCGGCAATATCCAAAATCAAGCAAGCACTTGACAATATATTTCACACAATTACAACTTTTTTTAGGATTAGGTGAGGATATGTTAAAGAGGCGAAGAACTGCATCTCCCTCGGAGTATCATCGACGACTCGGCATGATAGGTATACGCTCACTGTTGAAGGTCTTACAACGCAAGCCGAGGGTCAAATACATATTTACAGAAGATTATATTTCACACAATCTTAGAGAAAAAACCGGCGGTACGGCTTCGGACGCGAACGGCTTTTCGCTTTTATCGTAGAAATGGGGGCGGAGTAGATCCATGAATGTAATAGAAAGAATGAATGCAATTAACGCAGAGCAGAAGATCGCTACTTTTATGGCGAAAGAAAAAGAAAATTATGATTTCAAGAAAAGATACGCAGAAATCAGAGTTAATGAGTTTATTTCGGAATGTGATAAGAGAGACTTAAATTGTCACGTTTCCGTAGGAGGATTGGATAGTATTACACTTTTCATGTTCATCAGATCACTTGGATACGATGTGCCGGGCATTTCGGCAAGCTATCTCGAGGATAAAAGCATACAACAGATTCATAGGCAGTTGGGCATTGAATCTGTCCATCCTATTAAGGATAAGAATGGAAAAGTCTGGACGAAGCAAAGAGTTTTACAGGAATTTGGATTTCCGGTTCTTTCAAAGGAACTTGCAGGAAAAATTGAACTTTTGCAAAATCCAAGTGAAAATAACAAGACTGTAAGACATGCAATCATCACCGGAGAAACAGGAGAATACGGCGGGTGGCAGAAAAACTCTCGAATGAAAATGTCACAAAAATGGCTTGAAAAGTTCGGCGGATATGAAAACGAAAACGAGGGCGTCAATTATGAAAAGCCCGACTTTAAAGTGTCGTCGAAGTGTTGCTATTATCTCAAAGAGAAACCTTGTGACGATTGGGCGAAGAAACACAATTCGGTGCCGTTTTTAGGCTTAATGGCATCGGAAGGTGGACGCCGTGCAAAATCTTTGAGACTAAACGGCTGCAATTACTTTGGCAAGTCCACGATCCGCTCAGCTCCATTTGCTATTTTTTCTCGACAAGACCTTTTACAGCTCGCTATTGACTTAAATGTTCCTGTCCCCGAAATCTATGGCACTATTGAAAAAGACGAAAAAGGGCAATTAAGAACTACAAGTGCACAGCGAACCGGTTGCTCAATGTGTGGATTTGGAATCCATCTTGAAAAGAGGCCGCACCGTTTTGACCAATTAAAAGAACGCAATCCAAAAGAGTGGGAATATTGGATGTTTAACTGCTGTACTGATGTCAATGGCAACAAATTCGGCTGGGCAAAGATTCTGGATTACATAGGAGTTGGGTATTAAGGAGGTAACAGCATGGGCTTAAAACAGCAGCCAAAATGCAAAGACAAGTCGTGTCAATTCTGCACCGGAAAGTATTGCAAGATACTCAAGCAGAAGTCCGAGGGTGAGTGTCCTTTCAGAAAAGAAAGAAAATCAAAAGCCCAAAAGGTTTTTGAAATGCTTTTCGGTATTCATTCTTCGTCTCGTATATTATCTGGTCCACCCGAAGACATTAACGCTATTCCGGAAATGGCTCCCTGCCCACAATGTGGAGAAGTACCAATGATGTCCTACTGCTGTGGAGAGTATTTTATTTTCAATATTTTTAAAGAAAATAACACCTGCTTCTGCGCCCGTTTTACGGAAATGCACTCGTCAATGAAATCGGAAGTAGAGGCGTGGAATAAGGCGGTGAGTAATTATGAGGTATCTAAAAGAAAAGATTGTTGAAAATTGTAAACTTTACTATCAGCCAGAGGAAAGAAATCGGATTACGGACGATCGTGCCCTGCCTCTTCCGAATAATGCAACTTACGGAGTCAGAACCGGCAGCAAAAGGACAACCGGCACAACGATTTCTATGCGGGCTCAAATCCCGCTTAAGCATAATGAGTGGCGCTTAATTCGAGACGTCTTCTTAACTAAGCTTGAAAAACGACGTCAATTCAACGAACAGTGCCGCCGGGATCTGTACAGATGGTTTCGGGAGAATGAACCATTCATCAACGATCTTGCAAAAGATATAGCCGCAGCAGGTCGAATTAATTTTAAAGTTTTCAGAAAGAAGAGATAATTTGGAACTACTCAGGTTTAAAAAAGAGGTTTTAAAACTTTGCAATGTATCTGAAGTTTCAGAAGTCGGCAGTGCTTTATTAAAAGCAGTTTTAAATCACGATGAATGTTTTTATCAAAGATTTTCTTGTTTGATAGACGATACAAAAGATTGGTTACAAGCGTTGTGGCAATACTACGAAGCTGATCGCACGAAAAATAAGCAAGACTACACTCCAAAAAGTCTCTGTAAGTTGGTGTCAGCTTTGGCCGGCACAGCGAGCAGTATATATGACTGTTGCGGAGGAAGTGGCGCTCTAACTCTTGAAATGCTTAAAAACAATCAAAATATAAGCATATATGTTGAAGAGCTTGATGAAAGAGTTATTCCATTTCTTTTGTTTAACTTATCAATTCAAAATAGTAACGGTTACGTTGTCAACGGTGATGCTTTAAGTCAAAGAATTATAAGTTGCTACAGATTGACAAAAGGAACAACATACTCATTTGTAGAAGTCATAGACAACAAGCCGGAAGCTTTAAGGTTTGATGTCGCAATCAGCAATCCGCCGTTCAATATAAAATGGAATGCACCGACGGAATTGGAAGCGTTAGCAGATGAGCGATTCCCCGTTGTTCCCCATTCAAGCAATGCAAATTGGGCATTTGCCTTAAATTGCCTTTCGAAGGCAGATAAGGCTGTACTAATTTTGCCGAATGGCATTTGTAGCGAATCAACGGAAATGCAGATAAGAAAGTATTTAATCGAGAACGACTTAATTGAACTTGTTGCAATTATGCCCGAAAAAATGTTTGAAGTGACAAGTATTTCGACCTGTGTTCTTGTACTTGATAAGCACAAGAAAAATAGGGGCTTTGTAAAGTTTATTGACAGTCGAAAAAATTGTATCGTTGAAAAGCGAGAACAAAACGGTCAATTCGGCGGTGCAAGTCATACAAACAGGACATATATCAAAAGCTATAACGTTTTATCAGACGAAAACATTCAAAGGATTTTGAACTCGCCTAATGATCAAGCTGAATTTTCGGCAACCGTAGCAAATGGCATAATTGCAGAAAATGACTATCTACTTACGCCCTCGAGGTATATAGAATTTATTTGTGAAGAGCAAAAGCACCGAGACTTTCAAGAAATAGCAGATAACATCAACTATATAACAAGGATGAAAAATTCCTGCAAATTGGTCATCAACGAAACAATCGCAAAAGAACGTGGCTTTGATATTGAAACCTTTAAATCAGATAAGGAAAGTTCAAAATCCATGAAAGAAAAACTAAAGTCAATCGGAATCAACGTTGAAGCTGACGATTATATCCAATTCACAAAGAACAAAAACGAATTTGTTTTCAAATGCAACGACAAAGAGATACTACCCGAAATACTGCTGCAATTCTTGTCTGTATGGAAAAACCAAATTGCATTATTGAACACAATGCAGAGCCGATACATAGCGGAACTGCGAGATGCACTTTTACCGGAATTAATGAGTGGAAAAATCGAATTATAAAAACATTGAAAGGAAAAAAGATAATGGCTGATTGCTACAAAACTATTGATTTTTTAAGAGAATATGCACGGATGCACGGGAAACAAAAGGCGAAGCATGACAAGAAGAAAATGTATTGTGAAGACTGTCCTCTTGCTGATCTCAGAGCAAGATGTTACTCAAATTGTATCCAGGCAATGATGAAATTTCCTAAAGACGCAATTCATATTGTGCAGAAATGGAGCGATGAACATCCGGTAGAAACAATGATTGAACATTTAAAGACGCAGCACCCAAAAGTACAGTTAGATGAAGATAATGTTCCGCCGTTTTGCCCGCCAAATATAGGCTATGAAGAAGATCATAGCTGTGATAAGGATTGCATTAAATGTTGGAACAGACCTTATATGGAGGAGAATGACATATGAATAACCTTATATCAGAAGCGAATGAATTGTTAAAGAACATATTGATGATCTCAGATCTGACATAGCTGCGGCAAATCGAAATAATTTTAAAATCTTTAAAAACAGGAGGTGAACTAAATGATAATAACGTGCCCCAAATGCGGACAGGCTCTGATGAACGAGGATAATCGAGCTTTGACCGATGCCGAAGCTGCCGAGTTTGCATTACAAACCTGTAAATGTCCTGCGGCTCGAGCTTGGCGCAGTAAAGAAAAACAGATTGATGAAGCGTGTTTTAACATCGAGTCGCTTTGTGTTGCCAATGCGCGCGAACTCGGCATGACGGAAATTGAGAACGATGAAATAATCGACATTCTCAAAAAAACTGCTCGCTTGATTGCCGATGCAAAAGTCTTTGACCTGACCGTTACAACCGTCGGACACGGCAAGGTTAAAATCGGCAAAGCAGGTAAGGGCTCAATCTCCGTTAAGCGCACAGTCGGTCATACGGAAGAATTGAAAGCAAATGAAAAATATTAAGGAGAGTATTATTTATGAAAAATTATTTAAAAAAATGTATCGCTGTGATTTTAGCGATCGTACTTATTGGCGGCTTGTTATCCGGTTGTTCGGCGTATACCGAAGCGGACCGTGTGAATCACAATCTGAGTAAGCAGTCAAACTATTTTGACTGCGAACGCAGGGTTACGGTTTACAATGCCCGAACCGATAAGATCATCCTTTATATCGAAGGATATATCGATATTTCAAACAACACAACTAACGAGCTTGTTGTTACCGCCAAAACCTCAAAAGATACATATAAGAAGAACTATGTCTATCTTAATGACTACACCTTATATGTAGTCGAAGATATCGGCGGCACACATACAGACCCGTACCATTATAAAGTATATTTCGATACAAACGTTATTCCAAGCGTTGAAGTTAAGTAAGGAGGCGTTACAATGGGCATCACAGAAATTTTGACACTTATTTTTGTTGTCTTGAAAGCGTTTAAGGTTATTGACTTTACATGGGTTCAATGCTTTATTCCTGAGATGATTGCAGGTGCTTTCTATTTTATAATGTTGATTCTTTATATAGTAAAAAGCCATCGCATTAAGAAAACGATTGAAAAAGAGTTTAATAGTTTTGACCATATCTAACTCAACAAACTTAATACACGGGGTTCGGTTCCGCCGAGCCCCTCGGTACTAAAGATGACGGACTGAAAAGTCCGTAACGGGAAAGTATGGTGTATTAAGTTATCAACAAAACGAAAGGAGGAAAACACGTGCGAAAACTTAACCGAGAGAGCATCCATAAATCAGGTGATTATATGGAGGTTGATATTTTTCCCGTTCGGAAGCCGACAGGCAGACGTTCGGCAAAAGCAAAGCCGACAAGAGCTGTTCAGCAAAAGCTCAACGAACGGAATGCGGCTCGGAAGTTTACTTGGTTGCTTCAGGAAAACTTCGGGCCGAAGGATTATCTTTGCGAGCTTTCATATCCGTCGGACTTTCCGTATGATAAGGCTCTCGACGGCAGAGAGTTTTCGTGCTTCCTCCGAAACATCAAAAACGCTTATAAAAAAGCAAACATTGATTTTCGCAGCATGTATATACCCGAGCTCGGAGAGAAAAACGGCCGACCGCACTATCACCTTGTCTGTTCGGGCGAGCTTGGCGCAAAAATTCTCAGAGAAAAATGGAACAAGCGGTTTACTAAAGATCCAAAAGTGAGCTATATTCACACGTCGCATCTTATTTTCACAAAAACAGGTCTTGCCGGAGCTGCTTTTTACTTGTCGAAAGATCCGAGGCTTTGCTACCGCTCGTATGTTTGCTCGAAAAATCTGAAACAGCCGCCTAAAAGTCAGCGTGACGGACGCATCAGCGGTCGAAAGCTCCAAGAGCTAAGAAATGACATATACAATGCCGAGCTTTTTGAAAAATTATATCCGGGATACGTGTTTGTTGATGCTGATCCTCGTCTCGATATGTACGACATCAACGAATACGGCGAAGCGGAAAAGATAGATTTCCCGTACATAACGATCCGGCTTTACAAGAAAGACAGTAAATATATCTTACGCAACAGAGAATACGCATAAGGAGTGAGCCGATGAGAAATAATTTTCAATGTCAAATACCGGTCCCGACGGAAGCTCAGGAGCAGGAAGCGCTGTTCCGATGGGCTGATTTCGCCGTGGGTAAATATCCCGAAATCAAGTTCTTATATCATATCCCGAACGAGGGCAAACGCAGTGTTTATAACGGTGCCGCTATGCGTCGTCAAGGGCTGAAAAAGGGCGTACCAGATCTCTGCTTGCCCGTGCCCTCAGGGAAATATCACGCACTTTACATAGAGATGAAACGAAAAGGCGAAAAGCCGGGCTTGCAACAGCTCAATTGGCTTGATAATCTTAACCTCTTCGGCAACCGTGCCGTTTGGTGTCAAGGTTGGGAAGCGGCGGCAAAAGAAATTGAAAGATATTTGAGGGGTGAATAATAATGCCGAGAGAATATTCGCAAGCGCTTGCCGATTACGCTATTTCAAGAGAACGTTATCTTGAACTGAAACACAAGTGTTATCAATACCCGGAGTGGATACGGGATCGCAACGATAGTTACGAGTTGTCGGCTGGCAGCTTTGATGGAATGCCTAAGGGCAGTTTCGGCGCAACATCCGTTGTTGAGCGAAAAGCGGACAAAGCAATGAAATCCACAGAGCTTGTAGATCTTGTGGAGCATTGCTTACACGATGCCGCCGGTGGAGATATGAACGTTATCCCTGAGCTCCGAAAAAACATCTGCTATGGTGTGCCGTATATCGCGCTCTCTATTCCGTGCGATAAGAATAAATTTACGAAATATCGCCACAAATTTTATTACATTCTTGATAAAAAGGTCTAACTCGTGGAGATGAGGAACAAGAAAACTGCTAAGATAAATATAACGAAAATAAACAGAAGCCGTGTTGAGCCGGATTGCATCTGCTCGATGCGGCTTCTTTGAGAGTGAGAGTATGAAAACACTTGCCGAGCTTGCAGAGGATTATAAGTCACAAGCCGATCACATTAAATCTCAGATCGAAGCTATCCCGGAACTCACAGATGATTATAATCTCAAGCATAAGCGTGCTGTGCTCTGGGATATGTGGAGTGAGGCTATGGAGAATTATTACAAGCTAAAGAACTACTACATCAAATGACGCAGAAAGAATTTTACAAATCAATGCCGTGGCTGAGAGCTCGTCAAGCATTTATTAGCTCTCGGATACTGATCGACGGAGGAATGTGCCAAGTCTGCGGCGAACGCCCCGGAAAGATTGTCCACCACACGATATGGCTTAACGACGTTAACTGCAACGACCCCGACATAGCCCTCAACCCTAAGCTCTTTCGGTATGAATGTCATCTCTGCCACAACAAAGAAGTTGATCCAGCACGGAACATATACAGCAACGGCCGAGCTTGTTACTTATCTGATGGAACAGTCGTTAAGCGAGGAAATTATTAAACCTCCCCCCTAAAAGTAAAATTACAGCAAGGCGATTTGACCGGAAACACATTCCTTAGCTTTACCCTGCGGGTCGCGTATGCGTGGTGTAGAGGGGGTGTGGTGGTGTAGTTATGAGGTGATTATTTGAGCGAAAAAGAAACAGAAGAAACGAAGTTAGAGAAAATCCAAAAAGAACAGAAAAAAATCAAGAAAATTTTTAAAGATCTCGACGAAAACAAGAAAAGACTTGTAAATCCCCTCATTGAAAAAGCTGCATTTATGTCTGTGACACTTGACGAGCTGCAAGCGACAATTAATGACGAAGGCTGCGTTTCCGAGTATAAAAACGGTGAAAATCAATATGGCACGAAGAAAAGCCCCGAGGTTGAAATCTATCTCAATATGTCAAAAAATTACGCTGTGATTATCAAACAGCTCACCGAGCTTGTTCCTCCGTCGAAGCGCAAAAACTCAAAACTTGAGAAGCTGAAAAAGGAAAAATGATACGCAACTATATCACCGAATATAACGAGGCGATCTTATCCCGCAAAGAGCGAGTTGGTAAGTGGATCAAGAAGATTTACTCGTTAATTTGTCAAAAAATTGAGTCAAAAGAATACTTTTTTGATGCAAAGAAAGCCGAAAAAGCTATTGAATATATTGAAAATTTCTGCCATCACAGCAAAGGCAGAAACGACCTTATCACGCTTGAATTGTGGCAGAAAGCGGCCGTCAGTGCAATGTTCGGCATTGTTGACGAAAACGGCACACGCATCTTTCGTGAGGTGTTTATCGTCATTGCAAGAAAAAACGGTAAATCGCTTTTTGCCTCGGCAATAATCAGCTATATGGCGTATATTGAGGACGAATACGGACAGGAAATCTATTGCCTTGCGCCGAAGCTCGAACAAGCCAATCTCGTTTATGACGGCTTTTATCAGATGATCCAGCTTGAGCCGGAACTCGCCGAGCTTGCAAGGAAGCGACGAAGCGACATTTACATTTCCGAAAGCAATACGGTAATAAAACCGATTGCCTTTAACGCTAAAAAAAGCGACGGCTTTAACCCTCAGCTCGTTGTCTGTGACGAGCTTGCCGCTTGGCAGGGCGATGCCGGGTTAAAGCAGTACGAAGTTATGAAATCCGCCCTCGGAAGCAGAACACAACCGATGATTCTCTCTATTTCAACCGCCGGATATGTTAATGACAGTATATATGACGAGCTGATGAAGCGTTCAACCGCATTTCTTCTCGGGAACAGCAACGAAAAGAGACTCCTTCCCCTGCTCTACATTATCGACGATGTTGAAAAGTGGAATGATCTTGAAGAGTTGAAGAAAAGCAATCCAAACCTTGGCGTCAGCGTCTCGGAGGATTTCTACCTCGAAGAAATAGCCATTGCAGAGCAATCGCTTAGTAAAAAGACTGAATTCTTAACGAAATATTGCAACATAAAGCAGAACAGCTCTGTTGCGTGGCTTCCATATGAAGTTATCGACGCTTTGACGGGTGAAAAGCTGGATCTGAACGACTTCAGAGAATGTTATTGCGTCGGCGGAATCGACCTTTCTCAAACAACAGACTTAACGGCTTGCTGCATCATCATTGAAAAAGACGGTAGACTGTATGTTTTTGCACAATTTTTTATGCCGAGAAACAAGATTGATGAGCTTCAAGAGCGCGAAGGTGTTCCGTATAGAATTTATGAAAAGCAGGGTTTAATCAAGCTCTCAGGCGATAATTACGTCGATTATAACGATTGTTTTAATTGGTTTGTAAGACTTGTCGAAGAATACCACGTTTACCCGCTGCAGATAGGTTACGACCGCTATTCTGCGCAGTACCTCATCCAGCAGATGAAGGCTTACGGCTTCCACATGGACGACGTCTATCAAGGCGAAAATCTTACACCGGTTATCTATGAAGCTGAGGGCTTGATGCGTGACGGTAAACTGCGAATCGGTGATAATAACCTGCTTAAAGCGCATCTGTTAAACACAGCTTTAAAAGTAAATTCGGAAAGCCGCAGAGTTCGCATTATTAAAATTGAACAGCGCTGTCACATTGACGGCTGTGCTGCTTTACTTGACACATTAACTGTCCGGCAAAAGTGGTTTGAAGTCATTGGAGAACAGCTCAAAAATGCGGCATAAAGGAGCTTCCAAATGGGATTATTTGAAAAAATATTTAAAACTAAAAATCAAAAAGCAAATGTAAAGGGATATTTTAAAATGCTTGACGGATATACACCCGTCTACACGACCTATGACGGCGGTGTCTACGAAATGGAGTTAACTCGAGCTTGCATCCACACATTTGCAAATCACGTCTCAAAGCTGTCGCCGGACGTTACGGGTGCGGATCTCGGAAGAATAAAAACTCTGCTCAACAATAAGCCTAACCCGTGGATGACGTCGGCGCAGTTTTTGTATAAGGTAGCGACGATTTACGAGACGCAAAACACCTGTTTCATTGTTCCGATTCTTAACGAGCTCGACGAAATATCCGGATATTATCCGGTAAATCCGAGGCTTGTTGAGTTTGTCAATGTTGCCGGCAGTCCGGAACTGTGGGTTAAGTTTACTTTTGGCAACGGTCAAAAAGCGGCGGTTGAGCTACCTCAAGTCGGAATAATCAACAAATTCCTCTATCGGTCGGACTTAAAGGGCGAAAGCAATTCGGTACTTGACCCGACGATGAAGCTCCTCGATATGCAAAATCAAGGCATTCGGGAGGGAATCAAGAATAATTCAAGTTTCCGCTTCACCGCCCAAGTGGCTAATTTTTTAAAAGCCGAAGACTTAAAAACGGAACGTGAAAGATTTTCGAAGGAAAATTTTTCCGGCAGTTCCGGCGGAATGCTGCTTTTTCCGAACACGTATACCAACATTAAGCAAGTCGACAGCCAGCCGAGAGTCGTTGATACCCAGCAGATGAAAGCTATACAAGATCGTGTGTACACTTATTTCGGCACAAACGATGAAATTTTGCAAAACAAGGCTGTCGGCGATAAGTGGTCGGCATACTACGAGGGAAAAATTGAGCCTTTTGCAATCCAGCTCAGCCAAGCAATGACGGCAATGACATACAGCAATTTGCAGATTTCTCGCAGTAATGCGATTATGTGGAGCTCCAATCGCCTCCAGTATATGACAAATGCCGAAAAGTCAGCAATGATCCAGACGCTGTTTGATCGTGGCTTGCTCAGCACAAATATGGGAATGGATATTCTGAATCTGCCGCACGTCGAAAACGGCGACAAATTTTACATTCGCCGTGATTATGTCGAGCTTGGTGCCCTCCCGGCTGATACGGTTACAACGGATAACAACAAAAAAGGAGAGATAAACAATGACCCCGAATCATAAAACAAAATTTAAAAATAATTGTCAAACAAGGTATATGCCGATATTCGGCGCCGGTTCTGGTCAGAAGCTCATTGACACCAACTACTACATAGAGGGCTATGCGGCACGCTATGAGCCTTATGTCCTCTTTAATGACGGCGAAAATGATTATTACGAGCAATTTGACAGGAGTTGTTTTGCAAATTGCGATATAACGGACGTTATATATCTTTATGATCACGCAGGGAAAGTCCTTGCAAGGATAAGCAATAAAACTCTTATTGTTGAGCCGAGAGACGAGGGCTTGTTTTTTGCCGCAGATCTCGGAAAAACCGAAGCTGCCCGAACTCTCTATGATGAGATTTGTGCGGGAATGATAACCAAAATGTCGTGGAGATTTGCGATTGGAGATTATGATTATGATCCAAAGACGAGGACATTTACACACCGAACTGTCAAAAAAATCTACGATGTGTCCGCCGTGAGCATTCCGGCGAACAACGATACTGAAATCAATGCTCGTTCTTGGGCTGACGGAGTGATCAGTCTGAAAGCACGGAGAGATGCAGAGCTTGAGAATAAACGAAAAAAACTTGAAATCAAATTAAAAATTGGAGGATCTTTATGAAGAACAAAAGACTCAAAGAAATTGAAGAAAGACTCGCCGAGATCAAGGGTATAGTTGATTCCGACGAGAACGTTGAGAACATCGACGCTCTCAACACAGAGGCTGACCAGCTTTTAGCCGAAAGGAATAAAATCCTTGAAAATATCCAGAATTACCAGCAACTCCGTCAGAAAATCGCTGACGGCTCCATCGGTACATCTGTCAATATCGGCGGTAATACCGACGCTGAGAATTTCGAGGAGAGGGCGAAAAAGTTTGCATCGACAAAAAGGACAAGCATCGCTACAACTCAGCTCAGAGCGGCGCTTGTGAGCTCCGGTAAGTTGGCAACGCCTACGGCAGTCAGCGGAATCAATGATACCGTCGGTGCAAAGCACAGTTCAATCATCGATCTTGTAAAGATTGTTGATTGCGGCGGTATGGGATCAAACAAGGTTGCTTACATCGACACAGACGCCGATGCAGCGGCAGAACATACAGAGGGTTCAGCGGCAACCGCTAAGGAAGCAACATTCGGCTATGTCGAAATCACGCCGAAAACGCTCGCTACATATGCTCAGATTTCGGAGCAGGCAAAGAACCAGACGCCGCTCCAGTATGAGGCTAAGGTTCAGGAGCAGGCTCTTATTTCGCTCCGCAAGGCGGCCGTTAAACTTGTTATCTCCAAGCTCAAGGCATCAGCCCTCAACAAAGCCGTCGACGCATCTGTTTCTTCTGCGAAAAAGGGCATCCTTGACGAAAACACCCTTACTGACTTTCTCCTTGAATACGGCGGAGATGAAAGCGTTGTCGGAGAAGCAGTGCTTTTCCTTAACAAAAAGGATCTTCGCGCCATCGGCAAAATCAGAGGAACGCAGGACAAAAAGAAAGTCTATGAGATTGTACCTGACGGCTCAAACCCGAATGTCGGCATCATTAAGGACGGCGGACTTGCGATCAAGTATTGCATTTGCTCCGAGCTTGCAGCTTGCGTTGATACCGCACAGGGTTCAGCGGCTATTCCGACAATGTTCTACGGAAATCCGCAGTGCCTTGAGCTTGATCTCTTTACCGACTACCAGGTTAAGGTTTCTGAGGAATTTGCATTTACGTCGCTTATGGATACAATTCTCGGATCTGTCAGCCTCGGCGCCGATGTCGTTGCAAAGAACGGCTTTGTCTCACTGACAATTCCGGCTTCAGCTTGATCGGAGGCTTACGATGGCAAGCCCTGCTATTATCCAAAAAATCAAAACGGACCTGAGAATAAGGCACGCCGAGCTTGATGAGGATATATCCGATAACATCGACTCTTGTGTTGCTGACTTATCCTTATGCGGCGTTAGTGTTGATGATGATTGCGTACTTGACCGCAACATAGTTAATGCAATTAAATTGTGGTGTAGGTCAAGATACACCCACGACATTGAGGAGGCTAAACTCTATGAACAGCGGTACAACTCCGTTAAATCAACGTTAATGTCCTCCAAGGGTTATAGGAGGGCTGACAATGATACAGATGAATAATGTCGTTACGCTCATCTGTGGAAAAACCGTAAAAGATGCTGAGGGTTATCCGACCCTCAGCATTATTTCCGAATCAGAGGTTTTTGCGGATGTATCATCTGTTAAACGTCAGCAAAAAGACTCTGCATATCGTCGAGGATACAACGCAACGCTCACGGTAAGGATTCAAAAATCCGAGTATCAGGGCGAGCAATTCTTAAGATTTGAAAGCAAATGCTTTGAGATCAAAGAATCGTACAGCTTGAATGAAGATGCAATTGAACTTACGTGCTCGGACATGAGGTGTTTAAATGGCGGATTTTCAGCTTTACTTTGATGAAAATCTTTTTAAAGAATTTGAAAAGCTCTCCAATATCGACGGAGTTTCCGAAAAAATGCTGAAAGAAGCGAGTCCGATTGTTGTCGAGTCGATGAAAAGTGAATTGAAGTTACACAAGCAAACATCCGAGCTTGTTAACTCCGTAAAGCCCACAAAACCAAGGCGGAACAAAAACGGCGACAATGTCGTTATAGTCCGTCCGACCGGTAAGAGTATGACAATGATTGCCGAAAGCGGTAAAACCTACGTCCGCAAAAAGCCTGTTCGCAATATGGAAAAGCTCGCCTCGCTTGAGTTTGGTAATTCGCACGGCCAAAAGCCTACATCGGTTATTGAAAAGGTTATTAAAAGCACCGAAAACGCCGTACTCGACAAAATGACGGAGGTTTACAACAAGGAGGTCGAACTATGACGCTCATTCAAAAACTGGACGAGACACTCTCAGAATTAAATATAACGTTTTACCCGGGCTATTATCAAGGCAACGGTGAGGATTACGGAATTTATGAGGGCATTGTTGAAAGTCCTGAAATGTCGGCCGACAATGAAACTCAGATCACGATATGCGAATGCAACGTTCATTTGTTTGTGAAAAGCAAACAATCTCAGAAGAAAAGAAAGCTTTTAAAGTTGCTTAAAAACGCCGATTTCACAGTCGGCGACGTTTATGAGCAATACGAAGCTGAAACAAATTACACTCATTATATCGCTGAGGTCTCAGCTCTCAGTGAAGATAACGAAACGGAGGAATAAGATATGGCAAAATTCAAAGCTTGCGGCTCGACGTTTGCAAAATGTACGTCAAATAAGCTTGACGACTCAAACACTGTCGGCAAGCCCGTAACAATAGGCAAGATGATAGAGATTACTATCAAGCCGAACTATAAAGAAGCGTCTGTTTATGCCGATGACGGTATCGCCGAGCAGATCAAAGAGTTTGATAGTGCCGAACTCACACTTAATATTGATGAGATAGCGCTTGATGCGGCTGTCGAGATATTTGGTCTCAAAAAATCTGAGTTAAAAGAATATACTGCAGTATTCATTACCGAGGATGGAAGCACAGACTCCAACTATGGCACGTACGGATTTATCTACGCGTCAATCAAAGATGGTACAACGTCGTATAATGTCTGTATGCTGCATAGAGTTAAATTTGAACTGCCTGAAGATAAGATTCAGACGAAGGGCGAAAATATCACTTTTTCGACACCGACCATATCCGGAAAAGCTTATGTGGATAAGGATGGAAAATGGAGAACAAGAGTATTCGGGCTCAAAACTCTTGCGGACGCTAAAAATGTTCTCGCTGAACTTGTCGCACGGACAAGCTCAGCTTTTACTACGGCGTCAACCGGAGACAGTGGCACGATCCCCGGTGAGAGCAACACGAATGCACAGACAGAATAAGAAAGGTGGGTAAGGGCGCTTTAATGCGCCCTGATTTTATATGAAAGCACACATAACTAACTCAGAATTAAAAACCGTCGAGCTTGAATTTGACGGCAAAAAATATAACGTAGCCGCATCATTAGATGTCATTGAAAAAGTGGAAAACCTTTCAGAAAAAGAGCTTGACAGTGTAACTGGCACTAAAAAGATAATCTCTTGGCTTGTCAATGATGCGATTGCGAGAAAAAACCTCAAAAACGGTACCCATGAAAAGACAATCCCGCTTGAATATTTTGGATTGCTAATCGGAAAGAGCAATCTTGAATATTATTCAGAAGCAATGAAAGAAGTTTTAGGGCTTTCTGCGGATGGTAGCTCGCCGGAGCTTGACGACGAGGGCAATGAAATAGTTGTCACCGACGAGATGGTTGAAGAGTTTGGAAAATTGCCGGAAACAAAAAACTTGAAAACCGAG